GGAAGTGTGCACGGTGAAGCGGTGCGGTTTGGGCGTGTCGTGTTGCGCGGTGTGATATGATATGAGTATCAAGTGTTGAGAATTTGCATCATGCCGCTGTGGTTAATAATATGACCATTGAGAGTTATGCGGATTGCGATTCGTTTCCGAACGATGATTTTATAGAAGCGTTCGAGTCGGTCGATAACGGCGATTGACATATAAAAACCCCGATAGGAAAAAACCTATCGGGGTTAATTGTTATTTGTTAGTTGTGCTCGAATATATTCATATTGTATGCGAAATTGACGTTTCCGGCTTTTCCTGTTCCGGTTAACACGTCTTCGATATTGAAATGCATACCGTCGAATTTTATTTTGAGTGGTGTTACATCGTCAAGAAAGCCTGTTATTATAAGCCATGCACCCCATGTGTTTGCCGTGTTTACGGTGGCGAAAATATTTTGATTCCATTCTGTTTTAGTGCCACGGAACACATAGGATATGTCTAGCCCGTTAATGAATACTGAGAATGTACCGTTCGTTATGCCCGAAAGTGCAACGTCTGTGTGACGTTCTACACGTGGCATTGCGGTCGCGTTAGTTTGAATTGCGGTCGCTATGTATTGTGCGTATATTTCTGAACCCTCAGTGTTGGGGTGTATGTCTGTCATTCCGCTTGCATAGTATAAACCCCATGCTGGCGCGTCCTTGACTGTTAGCACGTTTGCGTTGCGGCCACCGGCGCACATGACACCGTATTTTTGCCCGTCATCGTGGGTGGGCCAAGTGTTGTCGAACAGCATTGGTATGAAAACGATTTTTGAATATGGGAAATTGGTTTTAGCGTAGGTCAGTGCCGTTGCCACATCGTTTTCTTTTAATTTGTTGTATGCATCATTACGGCCACCGCCGATCACAACGTATTTGATTTTAGTCTTATCGGTTGTCGCGCTGTTAGCTCGTTGCAATTGCTGTAAGAACGTCGTGCCGGTGATGAAACCAGCACCGCCGGCTGCGAAATTGTTGCATTTCAATCCAAGTTTTTGCGCTGCTTTTACTATCATGCTATCAGTTGCGGGGTTAGTTGTTCGGAAACCCTCGAAATAGCTGTCTCCGATTGCAATTAACGTATCTTGTGTGACCGGTATTTGTACATATCGATTATCGCTTTCGTTTTTTGTATAGGTATTATTTATACGGGTTTTAAGAGTAGTCGCGTTGTTTACGGTGTTCGCGCCTAATGCATTGAGGTTGTCAGTCGCGTTGTTTGCGGTTTCGGTTGTGGCAGCGAGGTTTGTTGCGGTTGTGTCTATTTTGTTTTTGAGCTGTGTTGCGGTTTTGGTGTCGGTTACGCCTAATGCCGTTAGATTTTTGTTGTTGTTTTGTGCTGTTTCTAGCGCTTGCGTGGCTTTACCGCCCGCAGTGTTGGCGTTAGTGTTGATTTTATATAGATTATCGTCAATAATGTTCATTGACGCGTTGTATTGGTCAGTGAGGTTAGCCGCGTCGCCGGTTTGATATTTTTCGAGATTGAAATTGGTTGTGTAGTCGGTCATGTTAGTTGTCCTTTCGGAGGTTTGTAGGGTGATTTATTTCTTCCTGTACTTTTAGTTGGTGTATTACGCGGTCTAGTATGCGCATTGCCGCGTTGTATCCGTCGCGTAAGTCTGCTAGATCGCCGGTTTCGTATAGTGGCAGATGATAAAACGGTGTTTGTGATGCCATGAGTGTACGCCTTTATTTAGTTGGTGGAATTGGATAGCCCTCTGCGGTTTTTTTGAGTTTGCTAAGATCGGTGACGGTGAATATTTCCGTGCCGATACGGTTTAATATGTGGTTGAGAGTTGTGCCAAGTGTTTTCGCGTTAGTTTCTGTCAGGCCTAGCGCGTTTATGAATGCTGCTAGTCCGGCCGGTAACACGTTGTTGTTCAACGCTAAGTCTGCTTTATCGCTGACGCTTTTTATTGCCGCGTCGATTTTATCCATTGACCCGTTGTATTGGTCAAGTAGATTTGCGGGATTTCCCGCTTCGTATTTTTCCAGTCCGTAATTCGTGGTGTTAACCATGATTTACCCTTTCATGCTAACGGTGGATATTGTTCACCGGTGGTTGTATTAGTGACACGTGGCGTGGTATCGTTGAATATGGTAAGGTTGCCAATTGCGGGCGTTTCGTCCGTTCGGTGCACGGCTAGTTTGCCGGTGTTAATATCGGCTATTTGCGTGACGCGTGCGCCGTATACTGCCAATTCGCGATAGAGGTCACGTAATGCGGTTTTACTGTCAGTGTATTCACCTTTCGTAACATTCCACACTAGTTGTGTGTCCCCTATGTGTTCGATTTGTTCTTGCAGTTGCGTTATGGCTACACCGTAATCGTTTATGTGCGCTTCAATGTTCTTTATTCTTGTATCGTAGTCTTTCAATGTTTTGTTTATGTCGGTTATGATTTCGTCAAGATATGCCGTTATATGATCGATCTCGCACGCAATGTGCTTTATGATTTCCTCTTGACTTTTAGCGTTCCAATAGAAAGCGGGTATGGCGGGCGTGTACGGCCATACCGAGAAAAACGGGAGTAGTGGAAACATGTGCATTATCCTTTCAGTAATTGTTTATGTTGATCGTCCATAATGGGCTAAAACATGTTTCAAGGTGATCAAGCAACAATACGTCAATATCGACATATTCGCCGTTTCTTATGCGATTGACTTTGTCCATGAAATCACCGTTGGCGATCGTCTCGTATTGGTTATCCGTCGCGTTGCTTGCGTAGTCTTGATTTTCGGCTAGCTGTGTCGCGGGGAAATCACTGTAGACGGTACGCATTTTGTGCCATATATCGCTATCGCTAAGAATTATATCGGGATTATTGCTTACAAGCGCATAGAGTGGGCGCAATACCGGCATGATTTCCTGTATGAGACGCATAAAGTGCCGTCGCCATCTTGACGGTGGCATAACGCCTAGTTCCCGATCAAAAAAACGGTTTTCGATTTTCTTGCAGCAGCGCGTGTATTGCGTGTCATCATAGGCGATGTCCCGCCATGACCATGCGGCATTATTCCAGTCAACACCGCCCGGCACGTCGAGCAGTTCGCCAAACGTGTACGTCATCACGCCGTGGAAATCGTCGCGCGATTCACACGGCTGATAATGGTTTATGTCATTCTGCATTGTCATCGTCATTCATTCTTTCCACGTCCGTCAAGTAAGCGTAGTTGCGGGAAACATTATCTTCGTTCCATACAACCTGTATTGGTTCCTTGAGGTATTTTCTAAATCTTGTGTTGAGAATATCGCACGCGGCACGCCGTTCCTCCAATTCGCTGAGCGCGCGCAAATCAGTCGGTTCGCCATAGTCGTTGATTTCGTCGGCGGTCTGCCGTTCCATTTTCAACGGCAGATTTTTAATGCCCAGCGACTGATAGAACGCGTTCCAAGTGTTTTGAATATCGTTCTGCAATTCCATGCCGATATATTCGACGTTCGTTTTTAGCACGTTCGCTTTCATAGAATCGGTGAACCCCGGTGTCGCCATGATAGCCATTTCACCACCTGAGATTTGCTTAATAACGTTAATGCCCGCCGTCTGCTGCCCAGCCGGAACTTCAAGGATGAACGGCGTTTTCTGATTGAAACGGTTCTGCCGACGCGTCATGTACAAATCTTCGATTTCATGCGCAAAAAATTCAATCGTCGGAATGAGTGGCGTGCGGGCACGGTTAGCGTAGATGAAAACACCGTTAGAATTGTTCACTGGAAAACGCCAACCGTTGATACCGTAACTATCCCATTTTTTCGGCTTATAATAGACGTTGAAATTCGAGGTAGTCACCGCTTGCGTGCTGAAAAACACGCCCGGTTTGCTATGAGGAAACGCGATCGTGGCGTAACCGAAATACAATAAATTATATTCGAGAAACCACGCGTCGCATGTTTTCGGCAGATTCAACCACTTAAACCTTGATAGCGCGATATTCAACATTTGAGAATACGCCATTGAATACGCTTGCGAGTTAAGCGCTTGTGATTGCTGCCACACCGGTGCGCCACGTTCGCCCATTTCCGCACGAGTCAACGGCCTTTTATGCGTGCGTTTACGTCCCATGCTGTCCTACCTTATAAATTGTCATGTGTGAAGTCGCCGCCGACTTCCTCGGGGTTAGTCCATATTGTAACACCATTGCTAAAAATATCCCTGATCGTCTGCAATTGCTCGTTTTGCGCAAATGGACAGACAATCCATATGTTCGCACATTGCCAATACGCGAAATGCTTGCAAGGTGTCAACGACGGACGATTGTAAAGTTTGTTGCTCGCGATACCATAGCGCAACATGTAATCGCCCGCCGCCGCTATCGCGCCGTTGTCTTCGGTGACGATTTTCACGGTCATGGTGTCAAGCCCCGTGGCCTGTCTGAAATTGTCGCCGCCATATGCCCCCACGGGCTGCGCGGCATGGTTGAGCAAGTCGCGCCACGCCGTGCTGACATTGGAACGCGTGTTTACCATGACACGTTTAGCATTATCCACACTCTGATTACGTGACGCGGCAGCGTTCGCGTTCGCCGTGGTGACGCTTGCGCTTGTTATCGTCGTATTGGCCGCGTTAGACGCATTAGCATTATCGGTGTTGAGCTTATTGGAGCGTTGCGTGCTATCCGTGGCGTAGCTTTTTGCTTGCGCGATAAGGCCCGCATTGCATTCCAACGCGTTGGCTGCTTTTTTGGCTGCCGCGTCGCTTGACGCGGTGTACACAAGTTGGTTATTGGTCAGCGCGATCGCCGCGTTATAGCTTGACGTGCCGACACCTATTACACCGGAACTAATCCCCGCCGCCGCGCCGATCACCGCGGGGAGCGCGGCACCGCCTGTAGCCGCGCTTGCTGCTAACCCCGCGCCAACCGATATTGCACTTGTGGCGAGGCTACCAAGAGTCGAGGTGACGTTGGTCATTGCTGCTTGTTCTTGCCCGGTGACATATGACGCGGTTGCGACTGCCAAGTCTTCCGATAGATCGGCGTTTATTTTTGCGTTTTGATATTTCTGTTCGTTGTCTAGTTTGGTATTTCCGCGCGCTGTTATGTCCGTCGCTGCTTGATTTGCATTAGCTGTTGTCGTGTTGCGCAATCCGTTGGCGGTTGCGGTGTTCGCAACGCTTGTTTGCCCTGTGCGCGCGGTGTTGTCACGGCTAACGTTGGCCATACGCGCGCTGCTTTCGTACGATATAACGGCGTTTTCGCGTGCTTGCGCGACTTCGCGGTTGTATGCGTCGGCCCTGTGCGCGTCGATCGCGCGACGTTGCAACGCGTAAGTCGGTATGTCGTGCGATATGAGTGTTTTGAGTACGTCCGCGTTCGGCACGTCGGCGGTAATGCTAGTCCCGTTCATGCCGTCAATGCTGATAGCCGTATTGCCATCGCTGCCTATTCCGTCAAGCCATGCGATTTGTCGCAATATCGGATAGCTGAGAGATGTGATGGTTTGCACCGAGAGTCGCCCGCAGTCGGCTATTTCCACACGGCTTTTATTGCCGAGATTATCGGATATTTCGAGATGCGCGTAGGGTGCAAGATACAGTCGTGTTATTTTGGCGTATTCATTGGCGTAACCAAAATCGTTGATCGTCAAATTAATATCGGATATTTTCGTACGAGCACCGCTAACTGTATGCCATTCGACGCCATTCACATTTACGCTGCTGCTAAACCGCATCATGTTTGCGGTGGCTACGAACGCCGCTGTGATCTGTGACATGATATGTGGATAATACGCGAAAAGCGTGTCGAAATAATCGCCTGATATTTTGGACGTTTCGAGCGCATACATGCTTACGTTGCTTGCAGTGAGATTGTCAACGGAATTATACGATGTGCCCGCGCCAGCGACGTTTGCCGTGTAAATGTTTCCGGCACCCCACGAGAAACCCGTCACCGTGCCATCGGCATTACTGTATATCGCGTCACTGTCCGCAATGTTCGTACCACGCATGCCACTCATGTTTTGCAATTGTTCGGGCGAAAACGTTGTGGCCAAACAGATGTATCTTGTGCCGTTTTGCAAGTTATACGGTGTGCTTTTCCTGACGTTTACTGCTGCGTTGCCATAATCGACATCGGGCAACGTGAAATTACGGCAATTCTCCCGTGGGTTTTTCAACAGTTCTTGCGGTGTCGTTTCCATCAATGGCGCGTGTCCGCGTGACAATAACATTCCGTTGATCGTGACGGTGTTAATATAATCCGTCCATACGTCGCGTATAAGCGTGCATGTTGTCGTGTTCGGTGCTTCCGCGCGTACGGAAGCAATGAAAAAATGATAGCGTGTCTGCACGTCGGTTTTCTGATACGGCGTATTGACAATATCGTGTGAAAAGTCAACGACAATGTAATTGTATTGTTGCACCGTCATGTAAGGCACGGGCAATTTTATGCCGTCCGTGTCGGCGCGTGCGATATACATGTTCGTAGTCAGTTTGACGGTTTCGCCCTCCAGTTTGTCAAACCATGCGTCTCGTGCGACGTTATCGGGGAATTTAACGACGTCGTGGTAATCATCGTACCAATTCACATGACACAACTTGATTACAGTGTTCGGCGTCCAAACATTGTAATCGAAAACGTTGCGGTACTGATCGTATACGCGCGTGTCCGTGCCGGGGAACGTCGTTGCGTTTTGCAAATGTGGGAAGTCCATTTTCACACCCTTTCTTATATACGAAAAATGAGTGGTGCTTCACATGAAACACCACTCATTTATATCATAAATGATTTCAGATTATGCGACGGTGAACGTGCATGTTGCGGAATGTTCCGTAGTCTCACCGTTCGGATTGACATACGTGGCGGTGCCCGTCACGGTAATGACATCACCGGCCACAAGGTCATCACGCTGGACATGCAAGCGTGCTTGGTCATCCACGAACGTATTAACGTTGAGATCGAACGCCGCACCGTGCGCGTCATCCCCGCTTGCGGCATGATTCGCGGCAACCTCGTACGTCGCCGCGTTCGGTGCCACCTGTATGGCGGTTCCGGTCGGCGCTACGGTGGCGGTGAGCTTCGGTGTGAGCTGCATAAGGTCTCCCGCCTTGACGGTGCCCGTGCTCGGGGTCAGCGTGAAACCTGTCACTGTCTGAGTCACAACCTTGATGGATGTGCCCGCGTCGGTCGTGAACAAGGCGCACGGCGTAAACGGCGATACGCCATAAATGCCCCAATGATTCAAGTACAACGTATTGGAAACAGTTTGCGGATTGTAGAACTGCGTAGTGCCATACATAGTGTCTCGCACCTGATACCAATCAGTCGAAACAAGCAACGCCACCGCGCCATCGATACCGAGACTCGGCACCTGAACAATCCTATACGGCACGTCGGCCTTATCCAACTGGAACACGGCAGACAACGCGTCAACGTCGAGCGAAGCGAGATATTCCGGTTCAACCAACAACACCATTTGCTGAGGATTAGCGTACGCCGGAATATCGGTCACGTTCAACGCATTGTACTGCGTTGACGGGAACTGCATGCGTCCAGCGGTTGCACGCAACGCCTTAAGCAAAGTCTTGGCGGTGGTTTCGTCGCTAGGCACCGCGTCAAGATGCACTTTGTAGAAACCAAGATTCTGCTCGTAATGACGAATCAGCGCAAGCATGATATTCATTTCATCATAATTGTCAGAATTACGGGGCGTTTCCATAATCTGCGCAACGAAACGATTCAAGCCAAAATCATCTACGAACGCCTGTCGCAATTCGTCATCAGTCCATGAAATCGGGTATTGATCGCGACGGTTCATTTCATAGAACCACACCGCCGCTTCGGGACGGTGCATCTTCAACAAATCTTCCGCGTCATCCTTGTAGCCGTGCGCCTTAATCCACTTGACCGCGATTTCCTGTACGGTGCTACCCCAATACAGATTTTCCTTTTTGAAAATCGACAACGGGTTTTCAAACGGCGCGTTTTGCGCCATTACGGTCAGTCCGATACGATTAACCATGTTCCAAACACAATCGTTCAAATATTGACGGTTCATCGGGTCGAACAAGTAGCGCATGGTGTTCGCAACGCCTGTCTGTGTCGCGCTCGGAATACGCTGCTGATAATCGTCCGTACCCTTGGTACGCACCTTATCCAAAATTGTCGCATTGTCTACAGCCATAATATTTTTCTCCTATCGATTAAAGCGTGTAGTCGAGATTTTCCAAGTCTTCCGCCGCCGCTTGCGCGATTGCTTCCGCAGCGTCATCGTCGTTTTCCTTGACTGTTGCGCCGTTTTCAACCATTTGCGCAACGGAGTCGGTGAAATTATCATATATGCCGTCGATTCGTTCGCTAATTGCGTCCGTGCGGTCACTTAATTCACTCACCTTGTCAAGCACGTCGCGCAGCATGTCGCGCAAATCATCAAATTCGCCCGCGCGGTGCGCTTCGTTTTCCGTAAGATCATCGCGTTCGGCGGTGTCCCTTTCCTCAGGGGTTTCGGCATCCATTATTTTTCCTTTCATATATGAAAAAGTCGTGCCGGCGAACGAATACCGAACCGGCACGACTTAAGAATAGCATACGTGCAACATGATTCACAACGATGGACGGCGCGCTTTTCCCTCACGGCCATATCATTGGCGGAGTCAACCGTGGTTATCAATGATAATGTTTTATCGCCCTCGTTACGGCACCTTGCGTATGCCGTGGTTATTTTACACCGAAATTTCTAAGCATTGCAATTACAGCGTGTTGCGTTTCCACCGTGTCATAACGTAAATATCCTAATGCATAATATGACGTAAGATTTCTAATCAAGTCCTTTGCCACATTTGCCGTAAGGTAATTAAGTTTATTATCATCCGTCGTAATTGCGAAATATGGTACATGCGCACCCGCATCATATTTTGAGGATACAAAAACGTAGCCACAACGTAAATCAACATAAACGCCATACTCGCGCCGCAACCAACGGAAGACATACGTAAGTTTAGCGTGTTTGTGCGGTTTTTCAAGAAAATCAGTATTATAGTGCTTGAATTTGTTTTTAGCGGTGACATCATCGTTATTTTTCATCATGCGCCCCGCGACTGTATTTTTCGTTTTCTGCGCAGCGTATTTATCATCTTCAACATAATCGAAAATACACGTTTTACCGTCAAGCCATTGCAAACCAAACTCGGGCTCTAAGGGCACGTCATAATGTTCAAAATACGGATTATATGCGTCGCACGCATTACCTAACAAAAAGATTCGTGGCTTACGCAGCTTGCTATCGTCGGCGCGTTCACGCGTTACGGTGTCCACAAGATTCGCCAATTGTTCATATTCGTTGCGCAAATAATGGTGATATACATCATCGGGGTCTATAATAATTTCATCCATGCAAATATTACGTACATTAACATATGTGCTTTTTTTCTTCTGCTGCTGCAATGATAGCGGAATGAAATAACCACATGTCCGCCAATTTTTATCGCCATTACGACGTATTTCAGCTACCTTGTTATGCACCCTAAAATCGTAGTCGGGAAAAATATTATCCTCTATTATCCTGTCAAAATATTTTGCCGCCACGTCGTTATTTTCCTCTCGGTACCGTGTGACTTCAACAAAACAGATATTGTTTTTAATATAATCCTCTAACATGTACCGACGCACGCCGTACGTTTTACCGAGACCACGCGCGCCAATTATAAGATTCACGTCAGCGTCGCGCGGCAATATCTGTGTTCTAAGCCGATCATAATAATATTTCGCCATCAATACTCACAATCATGGGTTTGCCGTCCCGTATAATAAGTTCGCGGGGCGTTGTTTCCGCATTCCTATTATACGTGTTTCGTATGTGTGTCAGATTCTCGCCGTTAGCTTGTTTATCCGATTCGCCCAGCCATCTGCCGGACGGATACAACGCTATCGCTTCGGGCGCGTCAACATGATATGTCGCGCCCTGATAATCGGTGACGGTGCCGACGTACCTGTCCCATACACGCGGACGGTTACGTTGCAACGTGTGGCAAATCTCATAATCTACCAATACGTCATAACCGAGCGATATTTGTACGGTTTCCGCGAAACCGTGCCCCGCATGCATGAGATCGGCTATAAAATCTTCAATGGTGTACGCGCCGTCCGGTCGTGGGAGTCCGGCGCAAGTGACATGCACGCGCCCGTTCTTATCCAAACTAACACGTGCTTTGTTCCACAATTCCATATGTTCGGCATAACGCGTGACACCGCCACAGTCCTCAACCTCGAATTTCCCGATATGATCTAGCGTTGACGCCATATCGGACGCGGTATTTCGGACGCGTCGCATGGTGCGATTGATCGCGTTTTCAATCGCGTTGTGCAGCGGTTTGAGCGCATCCAGCAATTCCGCGTCACTCACATCGTCATCGCAACTGATTTTCAGACTATCGGTATCACCGCCCGTAATCATGACGCGTGCGCCGAAATGACGATATATCAACATCATGGCTATCAAGAGGTGCATTCTGCTACCCGCTACGATTCGCATTCCGTACGTGTAGAGAACACGTGGTGTTTTCGGACGTTTTTTCGCAAAATTCTCGGGAGTGCAAACAGTGTTTTTATCGACTTCAAGTTCACCGTTTTCCGTCACGCGATAATCCGCTTTCATAACGTCCTGTGCCTGTGTGCCGTATATGCCATTAAATTGCCCCTTAACAGTAGACCCGTAATAAGATTGCAGAAATTTCATGCTCAATGTACCCGCCTTAGCGTCGCGTGCGATGCCCTCGGGGATTGAATCAGGTATTTCGCCCACGTACGCCGTGCCCTCATGATAATGTTTAATCAGGTTTTTCACGTCGGTTTTTCGTGCGAAAAGCATGTTTGATTGTAAAGTTACATAATCGGGTGGAACAATCGTCTTAGTGGTTGCTTCACCGTATAATACATGCATTTCGTCAAATTCGTACACTTGCGCCACGTTCCATAATTCGATCTCATTGACATGTAATATGCATTCGTCCGCGCGATACAATTTACCGAAAGCGTACGTTGGATTAACGGCACTATCAACGTAACCATGCGCCCTAACGCTGTTTTCCTGTGTTTTCGCACGTTCGTTGTTGCTGTAATCGGTGTCCGCTTGCAACGTTTTCACAAACTTGGAACGCGGGCATATTGCAATTCCACACACGTCAAAACATGTGTTTTCGCGCAATCTGAGATTCGTAAATCTCACCGCAGCATGCAATCCCGTGAGAAACGGGTTATCATAATTCGACAACACATCTTCAAGCGACGTATTAACAATGCGTTCGCATACGATTTGTAGAATATCCGTAGGCGCTGTAGCGAATTTCACCGGCAATCGCCGCCCGTTGATAAATGCGTGATGCATCGATGTAACGTCCAAGGACGCGACATTATCCACGACAACGCTAGCGGTTTTAGCGCTCGTAAACGTCAAACCGCCACGGAAACATGCCTTACGCAGCGCGTAAGATTCGTAATTTTTCGGAAATTCCTGATTGCACGTCATCTCGAAAGCGCGTTGCAATGTGATTTTCTTACCGCTTTGCAGCGTGATACGTCGTCCGCCAATCTCACGTCGTGCCATCTGCCGCACAAGTGATGTTTTGGTTAGCACGCGGCACCCCAGCATGTCAGGCGTGAGCCAATGGTTAACGCGTAGCAACCATTGCAAATATTGGGGTATCACTTGCACATCACGCCGCGCGTAAAACATTTCCTCTTCGGTCAACGGCGTTTCGGGCGTGCGCACAAGTGAGTAATCCCAGTCGCCCACCGCTTTCGGGAGCCCGCATGTCTCGCCCATCGCGCGCAGCCCGCCCATTTCAAGATAGAACGTGTCCCAAAAACGGCACACTACATCATTACCGATACACAAATCTAGAGTATATACGCTCGTGGCGGTTTGCGCATTAGCGGTAATCGTATACGACTGCGCCAATTCCAGCATGAGAGTCTGCATGTCGAACATGAGATTATATGCCGCGATTATCGGGACATAATCGCGCGCGCGCCCATATTCGATAAGATCGTCAATGTATGTCAGCGCTTCGGATGTGTGCCGGTAAAACCGTACATCGTCCGTATCGGGAGTGTACGTTTCCAGTGGCGTATTACGCAAATCGTTGAAAATGTATAATATCGGGTACGCGCGTGTTTCGATACCCTCGCCAATGTTCGTTGTTTCGGTGTCGAATATCGCCGCTATCTTAAATTCCTTGCGTTCTTTCATCGCATCGCGTCGGGTGAAACCGCTAATAGCCATATCGGGCTTCCGCCGTCAACGTCCGTGTAATCCTCTAATTCGCCTGTGTGCATTTTCATGTTTTTGGCATATTCCAACGCTTTTTCGTTTCGTTGCATGATAGTGTCAAAAAGCTCACTGAGCGAATCGGCGTTGTATGCTTTCATGATGGCTTCTAACCGTTTGTTCGGCGGAACGTTCGATTTCTGCCATATGTTTTGTGTGTATCGCCAAAACACCTTGACTTTTTCCCGACCGAGCTCACCTAACGCACTCGGCATTCCCTTGGACGCCATTCGCATTTCCTCACGAAAAATGTTGAACGAACGCGCGCGCGCCCTCGCACGCCCTTTGCCGCCGCGCACGCCGCTCACCTGTTGCACGAGTTTATCGGCGGTTTCGTTCGCACGCTGATACAGTTCATTCCGCATGCCGCTATTACGAACACGCCCGACATACGTATATTTCAGCTGCGTTTCAAGTCGTTGTATGTAAGCGCGCCGTGCGTTCGCTTCGCTTTCAGGCATGTTTTTGATAATGCTTTTTTTCAGACTGTTTATCGCGCGACGTACGCGCTTACGTTTCGCGGTTAAAACGTCCGCTTGTTTATGCGCTCTAGGCATGTTCACCACCTTATAAAAAAGTGCCATAGCATGTATGGCACTTTTGTTTCATTCCGAACTACTTGATTTCAAGCGATTTCGTGGAACGGCCGCCGCCCAGCGGTGTCTGCTTGACTGCAACGGTGATGCCGTCCGGCGCGTTGAAATCGGGAAACATGTCGTAGATATCCAACACGCTGCGGTAGATGCCCTGTGACTGAGTGAAATACGTGTTGCCGTCCTTTGCGAAAAGATAGACGTTTGCGCATTTCTGTCCGGTCTGAGAACGCACGCCCGGTGCGATATAAACACCGAAAACCGTTAACGGTTCCGCACCGCGTCCGTTCAGCGACAACGCGCTATTACGTGCGTTGACAATCGCGCGCTTGCCCTCAAACGTGCTGTTGTCCAACGTGCAAATGTAACGAAAGTTGTCAGCAATGTTCTGTGCGGTTTCATTAGCGGTGTTGTCGTTCATCTGTTCGTTTTCCTCGTTCATTTCGATTCCTTTCAGAGTTCAATTTCTTCGTTGTCGTTGTCGTTGTCGTCATCAACGTCGGAGCCGGTGCCGTCATCTGCAACGCGCTCGGCGTGCTCGATGAACGTTTCAACGTCCATGACGTACACGGTCTTATCGACTGTGATATTGTCAACCAATACGTTAACAACACCCGCGTTCATAAGCACCTTGACGGCCATTTCAACGGTGCGAACGTTTCCGGTGGTGTGGAACGTCTGTACAACACCGTCCCGGTCATAATAGCTTATGGTGCTGTCTGCGATTACCTTACGAATCTTTCGCATGTTTGTTATCCTTTGTATCTATTTATGTCAACCATTTGGCGACATAAATATTTATAGCACAAAAAATCGGCGTGCGCAAAAAGCAACACGCCGATTATTGATATTGATTCTCAATAGCGCAAAATCTGACCCGGATAAATCAAGCTCGGATTAGATAAACCGTTAAGCGACGCGACACGCGCCCAATCACCGCCGAAAATCGACCACAAAGACTCACCGGACGCAACCGTATGCGTACGCGCCGTATCCGGCTGCGCAACCACGCCACCGTCATAACACACGATTTCACCCGGATAGATAACAGACGGATTTCCGGACGCGTATCCATGCCACGACTGCCACGGCAACAATCCAGTACGCGCTGCGATAGCAGACAATGTGTCACCGGACGCGACAACCACGCAAGCCGACTGCGACCCATTCCCACCGGAATTAGTTTCCGGTGCGGACACATTCGCGCCGTCGCCATGCGCGTATGCATCCCACTGCCAGCGTTCGCCCCTGAAATAATTCAAGTCCAATCGTCCGGCATAACCCGGTATATATCCGTTCGACGTATACTGCCGCATGGCTTCGCCATACGCACCATACAGCCACGGCGTTTCCTGATATCCGGTGACAGCCATTGACGCATACTGCGCAACCCACACGCCGCAATGCTCACGCACAAACGCGCTAAGCTGCCCCAATGCTGAGGCTTGAACATAAACGATCGGCCACACCTGCGTGCGATCATGCACATGCCGCACCCACGTTTCAATCCACGCGCCGTTACCAAACTGCGGATTATCCTGAGATTCCCAGTCCAAAACAAGCACGGCATTTCCGACATATCCGCGCACATTATCTACGAAAAAGTCAGCTTCCGCGTTCGCGTCGCGCCCCATCGCGTAATGATATACGCCGATGCTTTTACCGCTGTCCACTGCACGCCCCAGCTGATAATTCGCCGCCTGATTCACGCCGTCGATCAAACACATGTTATTGAAACCGCCAACACCCCATGTGGCACCCGCCACAATAAAATCAGCGTCAACCGCTGCCGTATCAATATCACACTGCCAATTGCTCACATCCACCCCGCGCATGTCCGCGCTTGCAGACGGCGCAAAAAGCAACGACAATGCGCATACGCATGCCAACACGCTACGCCATATTCGTAACATCATTATCCCCCTTATTATCCTTAAGCAATGCAATAAGTTCTTCGGTCAGCACATTATTCTTAGTCATCAAATCATTAAAATCACTGAACGTAGTAGCGATAAACCATGCCATACCACAACACGCGACAATCGGAAAACCCACGCTTCCAATAACGGTTACAATCGAACTAATATCCATCAAACACACCTCACAATGAAAAAAAGGTCATGACACATCAAACGACATGCCATGACCAAATATATCACAATCGCGTAGCCTATCCGGGAATTGAACCCGACACGCACATCTTATAAGAATGCCGCTCTAACCACTGAGCTAATAGGCCATCACCCCTCCCACAATCCCCGCCGCATCAAATCAACCATATCACAACAATGCATAAACACATAATCGGACACGTATGAATCACATTTAAACCACTTCGTACTCATGGCAACCGCCTTAACACGACGTTCACCACGACACCTGTATCCTTTAATGAAATCGCAAGTATTACGCTTACAATACATAGTCAATCCCTTTCCAGCAAAGGTGTAGAAGAATAGAGCGTAGCCAATTTCTTATCATTCTTACTCATTATAAAACCTTTCACAATCACCGATTAATCCGATAACCCAAACATATTGCACCCGGAACGTAAAACACGCCATCGTCAAGTACATCCCTAAACCCGTATACGTCAATACAATCGACAAACCGAAATTCCATCAAGCAATCAGACGCAATATCAACGAAATATACAAACACATCGTAAATACTATTCACGTTAAAATCAATCGAATTAGACAACGCTTCAAGATTCATAAAACTCATTTTATTTTTTCCTTTCATCGAAACCGACACTCTTATAATACCACACCACGAAACACGACACGCCCAAACCGC